GAGCGCCGCGTGAAGCGCCAGCGCAAGAAGGTCGAGGCGGATGACTAATGACCTCGGGAGTCATCTATATAATTCCCAGATTGAAGCCCTTGCCGTCGCGGTTCGACCAGGCGGCGCCGATCTTGGTCCAGTTTGCGTTCTGGCCATCGCCTTCGACGCGATAGAGGATGAAGGCCGGGGTGTTAAGGGAGGCTTTGACCTCGAGTAGCGATACCAAAGCAGCCTACATGGGCGAGTTCTCATTCACCCAGATTTACTACGACGATAACGGCGAGGACTGTGGGCGGCAAGTCTACGTGCCGTGGACCACGATCAAGGAGATCATGGCTGCGATCCTCGCCCGCGCTGCGCTCAAAGGAGACGCCAATGCTGACCGCTGAAATGAAGGCCGCAGGGTGGAAGGATATGGAGACAGCACCAGGTGACGGTTCGATCTTTGTTGTCTACTTCCACGAGTGGAACAAGGACACCAACCCGATCCGTTATCAACTCGCGCAGAAACTTCCTGCGTTGTTACGCCAGGACAATAATTTCCACCACCCATGGGAACCTGACAACGAGGTCTATGCGAACGGATGGATGACGCTTGCTGATTTTGCCACCTACCGCCAGGAGACGACCAATGCTGACTGATGAAATGCGGGCGGCTGGCTGGCTCGATCACACAGCCGGGCCTTGCCCCGTGCCGCTGGATAGTCGCGTGAGCGTGATGCTTCGGGGTGGGATTATTTGGGATGATCGCCCAGCAGGCCTATATGCGCTGTGGCCGTATGATTGGTGGAAGCATGAAGCCCTCGATCACGACTACGACATCATCGCCTTCCTGCCGGAGACTGCGCAATGACCTTCAGACGCCTCTTTACCGCGATCAGGCAGATGTTCTGCCGTCATGATTGGATTATGTCTCGCTACGTCAACATCGCGACCGGCGAGAACCTTGGTTCGATCTGCACGAAATGTTGGAAGGTGCAGCATCAAACGAACCCGGAAAGGCCAGAGCGATGACTGACGACGAAATGCCGGAAGGTGAAGCCATGATCCCCGCTGAAATCGCAGCCCGCGCGGAAGCGGGCGGTCAATTCGCTACATCGTTCTCTCTCGCGATGAAGGAGGCACCAGCCCCGCGTCGATAGCCCATTGCCGGGCGTCCTGAAGCCGGGCGGTGTTGGCGGTGCAGGTGTTCAGGTCGGATCGGGTGATTGCAACCAGCTCATCAGCTGCACCGGGTCCGTCAGGCTCTTGGGGGCCAAAGGCGGGGCTGGGCAGATCGGGGCGCTGGGCACCACTTCCAGCGGTGGGCGGGCCTTCCCCGCGCAGCCGGTTGCGGTCGAAATAAGCATCAGCGCGGCGGCGGGCATCCGCCAGTTGGCCGGGTAGGGCATCGTCATGTTTCCTCTTGTTCTCGGCATCGCGCCGTTCCTGTTCGGCCTTGGCGGCAAGCGCGGCGGCGCGGGCGGCTTGCTGCGCGTCAACCACCCGGTCGAGCGACAGGCCTAGGTTGGCGATCTGCAAGGCCACCTGATCCTCGGCCAGCCTGGGCCGGTGCGCGGCATTGCGGGTGGCGGTGACAACTTCGGCCTTCCATGCGCGCAGATCGTCGCGCTGGTTGCGATAGTGCGATCCGCGCAGCCACAGCAGCCCCATCGCCAGCGCGGCGAACAGGCCAAGGCCAAGGCGGGATCGGGCAAAGGCCCACAGCGGGGCGAGCGGGATCATGTCACAGCCCCCTTCCGCACCAGTCCCGCCGCACCGTTGCGGCGCGAGCCAGCCAGCCTCTGAGGAACACCTTTTTCGAAGGGCGGCGCTGCACAATTCCGCGATAGAATGCCGATTGCTTGGCAATCAGTCGGTCCAGCACCGCATAGCAGGCCGGAACCTTCCCCATTCGCGCCTGTATCTGGCGATAGGCGTTCAGATCGTCCGCCGTAATCCGGTTGGCAGGCGCAAGGGCAAAGCCGCCAACCTCGTTCAGCGAGCGTTTGAACCACCGCGCGGGCCATTTCCCGGGGCCTGTGTTGACCCCGATGTTGGCCAGCTTCTCACCAATCGCAGGTTCCAGCACGATAACCGGCATGAACGGGGCCAGATACCCGGCAGTGTAGATGCCATCGGCGCAAACGCCCTCAGGGCCTTCGCAGTGCTTGGGGAAATAGCGCATGTCGCCGCGATAACCCGCCGCGCGGGCCGTTCTTTCGGTGATCCCGTAATTGGTGGCACCCCCCGGATCGGCGGGATGGTTCACATAGCCGCCCTCTACCGCATAGATGCCGCCCAGCACCATTGCCACCGCAGCGGCCAGTCCCGCCTTGGTGGCGGTGGTCTTTCTCCCCGCCGCCTGATCCATCGGATAGGCCGCCAGCGGATTGCGGCGCGGCTCGTTCGCGGGATCAGGCACGGTCCTTCTCCCGCCACGCAATCAGCACCACGCCCACCGCAAACCCGCCCAGCGCAATGCGCCGGTCAAACGCGGCATAGGCCGGGGCCACCGTCGCAATCGCGCTCGCCAGCAAGCCCGCCTTGGCGAACAGAAAGCCACTCAGCACCGCCAGCGGCGCACCGATCTTGGTGGTAAGCATCGCCCATTCGCGGGCGAGGAATGCCTTGATCTTGCCCAGCATCATTGGTCTCCCAGAAGTTTGCGCAGCATGTGCAGGAATGCGTCCTTGAGCAGGTCCAGCGCCTTTTCCCCGGCAAGGCCCACGCCCAGCCCGATCACCGCCAGCCAGACCAGGTTTTCGGCATATCGCGCGCCCAGCAGGAACGCGGCCAGCCACAGCGCCCCGCCCTTCGCCACCGCCGCGCGGACGGCCGTTCCCGCCGTGCTTTCCAGCGCGTGGACCAGCGCACCGAAGCCAACCGATACGGCGCTGATGGCCGCCACCCACACGATCGGCACATCATGCAGGCTCATCTCGATCAGCGCCCCGGTGGTGGTGCCCATGATCCCCGGCGCGGACTGTGCCGCCAGCTTGCCCAGCGCGCTCACCCCTGCACCCACGAAACCAGCAGCATGAACAGGCACCAGGCCAGACACAGCGCCAGCTTGGCGCGCGGGCGGATGGCAAGGCGCGCGACGAAATAGAGCTCTGTCACCACCCCGAAATGCAGCGCCAGCGCGCTCAAGCCGGGCGAAACCTTGCCCGAAAAGCCCTCGAACACCCCGGCCTCCATCGGCACGGTGAACGCGGCCAGCGCGGCAAGCCCCAGCGCCAGCCCGGCAATCTCCACCAGCAGCGGTCGCGGGGCATTGATCGGCGGCCAGCGTCTGCCCGGCTCAAGCGGCCACCAGCCCCGCTCGAACAGCGCCCAGTGCGCCGCGTTGAACAGCCGCGCCCCAGCCAGCCACACCAGCAACAGCCCGATGCCCCAATAGGCCCCGCGTATCGCGTGAAAGACCATCAGCGAATTCATGGCGCGGCTCCGTTCAGATCAAAGATAGTTGGCTTGGTAATAGACCCCGGCACCACCCCAGCCGCCGGGCGGGGTATCGGCGGCAACATAATTGCCGCTGATGCTGCTGGTCGATTGCCAGCCCAGGAACACATAGCTCGAGGATGCCAGCGCTGTTTCGGCCGAGGCCTGGGGCACCGCTTCATAGGCGCCGGTGTCGAGGTTCCACAGCACGGCATAGCTGGTAAGGTTTGCCAGCCCGGTGATCGATCCGCCGGGAAAGCTGATCGAATCCCCGGCATCGGTCACCCCGGTAAAGGCGGTGATGGTGATCGACGTGGCGGCAGAGGTGAAGGGATAGGAAATGCTTTGCTGCACCAGCCGGTAACAGCCCCGGCCAAACCCGCCAGCGGATGAAAGCAGTTCATCGCGCTCCTGCGCGGTCATGGTCAAGGAGGGGGTTGGCGGCGCGGTGGTGGTCTGACCCAAGGCGTAGGTGTGCTTGCCCGCTGTTTCGGTCATCAAGGTAAGCACAACCATCAGCTTTTCGGGATCGATCTGGCGCGAAATGATCACCGCCGCACCATCCAGCCCCAGTTCGTCGACCAGATCCAGGTCAAGCTGGTCGCCGGGACGAAAGGCGGCCAGCCGCATCGTGCATGGCAGCACGATCGGCTGCATCTCGCGGCTGTCCTCGAGCTTGTAACGCGCCAGCTGCGCGGCCTGGTCGATTGACTTGACCAGGTTGAACGGCCATTCAGCCGCCTTGGTTTCACCATCCTCGCTGAGGTAACTGGAAACCACCACCGGATCGGCCTGCACCAGCTCCCAGTTGTGCGCCGAACTGCGATATTTGGGGACCAGGGTGTTGAGCCGCGCCGCCCAACTGGCCATCGGCACCACGGATCGGCGCTCACCTGCCAGCAGATCGGCGGCGGTGATGGTATCAAGCGAAACCCGGGTTGTCTGGAAATGGAAGGCCAGCGGGCCAATCCCGGGGATTGGCACCGCACCGCCGGCCATGGCGATGTCCTTGAGGTTGGCCCAGCGATCGCCGGGCTCATAAATCGGGCCGAACAGCGCCCAGCCGTTGGCCTGGCAGGTGTTAGCCCATGCGGCGATGTTTTCCCAGTCCACCGCCTCGGCGGGCAGGCCGATCCCGAAAACCCGCTTTCCATTCTGGTACCGCCCGAAGGCATAGGTTCCCGCGTGCAGTGCCGGGTTTTCGCTCCACTCATAGGTGGATTCCTGCCCAAGCCGATGCGCGCCAGATCCGCCCGGCATGGTCGAATCCTTGCGTGGATCGTAAACCTTTACCCATTTCCCATAGGCGCCCAGCTGGGGCACCCCGCTGGCAAAGCGCTTGCCATCCTTGTCGAACTTCAGGGACCAGCCGATGCAGGCCTTGCCGGAAAGTTTGGAGGATGTTGTCCAGCCCGGCGCGCCGGAAAACTGCGGGGTCAGCGCGGTATCGGGACAGGCGCCCAGATTTGTGCCCGTGTAGAGGAAGCCGGAATACCAGCTGCTGATCGCGCCCTGGTCGACATAGGGAGTGATGGAGTGGACCGGCCCGCCGCCTGAATAGACGCAAACCATGAAGCGATAGGGATTTGGAACCTTCTTCAGTGTGGCCCCATAGCTGCGCTGATAACGAAGCACGCCTGCAAAATACCCCTCGCCCATGACATAAGGGGTTGGCGCCTCTGGCGCGATCACCACGCTGGTCACACTTCCGCTCGCGCGCGGGGGCTTTGCCAGCGCCGCGGAACCGATATTGGCCACGCCAGCCGCCAGCCCGGCATAGGTGGCAATCGAACCCGCTGTTGCCGCCAGCGCGCTTCCCGCGGCCGCAAAGGCGCCAATTCCGGTGGCAACCAGGGCGACGGCCCCGGCAATCGTGCCAATTGCCTTGAGCACGCCGGACATGTCAGACCCTCCACGCGGCCGAAATATCGGCCAGCTCTACATCAAGCACCACCAGCGCGGGGGCATCTTCGCGCCAGCCGATCAGCTTGTGCGGGGCGATGCAGACCAGGATCGCGCCCAGCCCATCGCCGGTTCCATCGATCACCGCCAGATCCCCCAGCAGCATTTCCGCAGGCGCGATCCGCATCAGCCCGCCCTGGGCATCAAGCATGTCGGCCACGGTCGCCCAGCCGTTGGCATCAAGCGCGCGGCGCGCGGCGATCAGGCTGCGCAGGCGGGGCAGCGATGGTGGGCGGTGCCCCATCTGCCGCAAGTGGAACCGCGCCAGGTGGGCGCAGGTCAAACCGCTGGCCCATGACCACCCCTTGCCGCGAAACCTGTCATAGGTGGCCTGGGTTGCCGCCTGGCGGCGCACCAGTTCAGGGGTGGTGCTCATAGCCCGAGAGCCCTTCCCACCATCGTGGTGGCGCTCGATCCGGTGGTGGCGGCGCGCGGCGGGGCTTCCACCCCCCAGGCATCCGGCAGGCTCAGCCCGGTGGCCTGATCCTCGCCGGTTTCGCCCGGCCAAACCTGCTTGTGAAAACCGGGGTTCAGGCTGTTGCCGATATTCAGTTCAAACAGGTGCTCCAGCCAGCTGACCACGGCAACCACCAGTTCCAGCCCGCCGCTGGTGCGGCTCAGTTCGGCCCGGTCAAGAAACCCGTCAAATTGAAGGCTGGGGCTTCCGGTCACCGCGCCAAGATCAACATCGAACTGCGCCAGCCATGCACGCACCCTGGCGCGCTGGGCGCCCGGAATGAGCAGTGCGGCCGCGCTGGCGGTGCGCGGCGGGTGCAAGGTCAGCTGCAATTGCGGAACGCCGCCGCCGATCGACTCCTCGATCCCGTCGATACTGGCGATCGCGCCATAGCTGGAATCGCGCGGGACATAGCTTTCGCCATCCCAGCTGACTGCCACGCCTTCGGAAAGGCGGATGGTGGAACCGCCGGGTAATTCGATCTTGATCAGGCCTATCCAGCCGGTGCGCGCCACCATTTCAGGCGGCCTCGCGGATCGTGCAGGTTTTCACCTCGACTATGGCCGCCGGGCTTGTTGTCCAGCCGTTGACGCTGGTTATCAGCCCTTCGATCACCGGCGCATCCAGCACCACGGTTTGCCCATCTGCCGTGGCATAGCGCAGCGGCGGGTCGACCGTTACGGTGATCTTGCCGGTGCCCCCCACGGTGCCATCCTCGGCCACCTGGTGGAGGTATCGCACACCGGCCGCATCGATCAGGTTCAGCCAGTACCCTTCCTTGATTTGATAGCCAACAGTCAGCCCCTTGATGTTGAGGCTGCGCCCGGCGCTGGCGGCGCCATCCACCAGTGGGGTGCCGGGCGATCCCTGCGAAAGCCCCATCAGCGGCACGGCCACGCGCAGCCCGTCGCTTTTGCCGCGGACAACCCGGTGGACCAGTTGACGCGCGGTATCGGCGGGCTGCGGCGGAAATTCCACTTCGGCTTCCCAGCGGTTGCCGGGGCGATCGATCCGGGTCATGGTGCCCGCCGCCGATTCCTGGTTGAACCCGAAATCGACCTGGGCCAGGCTCACCCGCGCCGGATGAACCCCCGTTGGCAATGTCTGCATGGTGATCCTATCCCAGCGATCGCGCCTGGCGCACCAGCGTGCGACGTTCGCCCATGGCGGCGCCAGCCTTGACAATGCCCGGAGCCGCGGCGCCGATGTTTTCCTGCACCCGCGCATCGAAATAGGGGCTGGCCTCGATCACCACCCGGGTCATTCCGCCAAAGCCGCTGCCATTCTGGAACACCTGGCTGCCGCGCGGCAGGTTGACCAGTTCGGGCCCGGCTTCTCCCACCATGGCCAGCCCGCCGGGATGCCACCTGGTGCCCCCGGCATAGCCTGGCACCTTGGCCGGCGCATTGATGTTGGCCTGCACCTTCTTGCCGAACAGCCCGATCGAGCCCAGCTGGATCACCAGCTTCACCACCGAATCAAGGATCGAAAGGAAATCGCCCCCCTTGATCGAATCAACCAGCCCCCGCAGCGCGGCGGTGGTTTCTTCGGCCATTTCCTTGAAGCTCTTGACGATGCGGACATTGGCCACCTTGACCTTCTCCGAATTGTCGTTTGCCGCGGTGGTTACCTTTTCCAGTGCGGCGCGCACCCTTTCAGCGGCGCGTTCGGTATAGTCGATATCATAGGCCGCGGTCGGGTCGGTCTTGTCGGGGATGCCTGCGGCGCGGCGGCGGGCTTCCTCGGCCTGGGCCGGATCGATCTTGCCGCTTTTTTCCGCCCAGTCGATCGTTTCCAGATCCTTGCGATAATCGAGCAGCGCGCGGGCCTCGGGAAACAGCCGGTCGAGCATCTCCTGCACCCGCTCGGTCATCTCGGCAAAAACGGCCTTGGTCTTTTCGGCGGCGCTTTGCGCGGGCTTGACCATCGCCGTGTCCAGCCGCGCCATGTGCTGGGCGATGCCGTCCACCATGTCGGGGATATAGGAGTGCCCCACCACCGCGTCATAGAGGCCAAAGAATGCATCCTTGACCCATTTGATCTTGTCGACCACCCACTGCCAGATCGCGCCCAGTTTGTCGCCCAGCCAGTCCTTTACCCCCTGGTATAGCTTGGCCACCGCCTGCAGCGCGGCAACATGCATGTCCCACCAGATTTGCGCCCCGCGCTTGACCATATCCCAGGCCTTGCCCAGCACCGGGCCGACGTGGACATTCCACCAATCGCCCACCGCACCGGCCACCTTGCCGACGATGGCCTTGATATCGTCCCAGTGCTTCCAGGCATACCAGACCGCAGCCGCAGCCGCGGCCACCGCCGCCAGCGGAACAAGGATCGGGGAAAGCGCGGCGCCCGCCGCGGCAACCACCGGCGCCATACCTGCAAAGGTGGTAACCAGCGTGCCGACCGTGCCCACCACCGGGCCAATCACCGCAGCCACACCGGCAAACACGACAATCCCGGTCTGCACCCCATCGGGCAGGCTGTTGAACATATCAAGGATTTTGCCCAGCGCCTCGAGCAGCGGGGGCGCCACCTTCAGCGCGATCGCGCCAACCTTTTCCTTGAAATCATCCCAGCTGTGCTGAACGTCCGCTCCGGGCGTGGCATCGTGCATCGCCTTGGCCGCGCCGCCAAACTTCTTTTCCAGCTCGCCCAGGATTATCTTTTGTGCGCCGGCCACATTGCCGGATTCCGTCATCGCCTTGATCTGTTCGCGCTGCTGAGCGGTGAATCTGACTCCAACCCGCTGCAGCGCGGTTACCCCCTTGATCGGATCATTCAGCGCCTTGCCGATCTGGATGGTGGAGCTTTGCAGATCCTGACCCAGCCGGGCGGAAAGATTGATCGCCGCCAGCTGGGCCCGATCAAAGGTTTCGCCAGTGATCTTTCCGAAGATCAGCATATTGGCGGTGACGCTTTTCAGGATATCGTCATCGTCAAAGGTGGAAATGTGCATCAGCGCCGCCGCCTGATCCTGCAGCTGCTGGGTAGTGCGACCGGCTACCGGGCCCATGCTGGCCAGCGCGGCATTGACCTGGGCCAGCGCCTGGGCGCTTTCAGTGGCGGCGGGCACCGCCGATTTCACCAGCATCACGAATGGCGCGGTGATCGCGGCGGACATGCCAAGGCCAACTGTGGTCATCTTGCGGCCGGTCGATTCTACCGACTTGACCAGCTTTTGCGCTTCCATCTGGGCCTGGGTGGCCCCTTTCTGGAACGGCCCGGTATCGAGCCCCAGCACAACTTTCAGCGCGGCAAGGACGCTCATTGCGATGCCTCTTTCGGATCAGGGTGATTTTCCGCCGGATCGGCGGCCAGGGTGCCGCCACTGGCTACAACCCAGCACTGCCAGGCGCCGCGCATTTCAGCGGCGGTCTGGGGCCGGGCGGGCGGGCGCGGCGCGAACCATTCAAGCACTTCGGCCAGCGGATCGAGCCCTTCCCCCGCCATCGCCTTGGCAAACTGTGCCGCCGCAACCCAACCGCCGATCACCGCGGCATTGCGCTGCGCGTCGATGCTGTGTTTCAGCCCCAGGGTTACCGCATGAACCTCGCGCGGGGTGGCGTGCCAGAACGCGTCAAGCGTTTGCCCCGCGGCGGTCCAGTCAGCCAGCAGGCGGTCCCAGTCTGTCAGCTCTTCCGGCGCTTGCCGGGTTTCGCTTCCCCCTCTGGCGCGCGCGCCGCCGCGTCCTTTCCGCCTGCCGGGGAACTGGCGGCAAAGGCTTCGCCGATCAGCTCTGCCACCCGGGGATAGCCCAGCTCTTCCACGATCGCATCGGCATCATCATCGCCAATCCGCTCGACAATGCCGCAGGTGAAAAGCATCGCGATCGATGCAAAGCGCATCGCCAGCGGATCGGTGATCGCCTCCTGCACCGCTTCATTATCCCCGGCCATGACCGCATCGCGGCTGATCGCGGGAAAGGTTTGCAGAACCGCGGCGGCGAAGCCGGTTTCAAACACCTGCTCCACCCTGAAGCGCGCGGCATTGCCGAACTTCAGGTGGAACCGGCGGCCAAGCGCATCGAACGGGATCAGACCCAGCGGGGAATGGGTCATGATCAGATCGCCGTTTCGGTAACCGGCCCATCGGGCTTGGCGGTGAAGGTGTAATCAACCGTGCCATCGGGCTTCACCGGGCTGATCTTGAATTCCAGCGGGATGCAGGTGCCGGCATATTTGAAAAAGCCGGTGGCGCCGCCGCTGGTGCCCGGCACGGTTGCTTCGAACTGGCGCGAGGTGCGCGCCAGAATCTGGGCGGTGGCCAGCAGTTCTGTGGCATCGCCAGGGTTGCAGTTGCCCTTGATGGTCAGATCGCCGATCTCGACCAGCCCCGGAATGTAGCGGCGGATGCCATCGGTGTTGCCGTGGTGGGTGGTTTCCTGCGCGCTGCCCTTGGGCTTGGGCGGCTCCACCTCGGTAACCTCGGTGAATGCGGTCAGCGCGGTGCCGTTGTGGAGCTTGAAGGTTGCCCCGAGGCCAAGTTTTGCCATTGGTAGGTTACTCCCTTGCGTTGCTGGGCCGGATCACGCGCCGGTGTGCCAGATGAAAAAATCGACGATCCGGCGAAACACCCGGGCACTGCCGCCCAGCTGTTCAGGATCGGTGGAAAGATCGTTTTCGATGAAACCCGCCACCAGCACCCCGCTGGGGCTGGTTTGCAATGTTTCGATCCGCGCGGTCAGCGCGCGCTTGATTGCCAGCGCCTGTGATGCGGTGGTGGCCCAGATATCCGCCTGCACCCGCGCCCGTTGCAGATCGGTGCGCCCGCCATGGTGATAATCCACCCCGGCGCTGATAACCTGCATGGTCAACGAAGGCAGCGCATCGAGCTGGGGGCGCTCATCCCAGTTGATCCGGGTGCCCACCAGCGCGGTCAACGCGGTTCCGGCAAGAAGCCAGGCGGTCAGATCCTCTTCCATCGCGGCGGCTCACTTTCTGGCAAACCGCGCGATGGAAATGCGCAGCACATTGCCGACCTTTTCCACCGTCGCATCGGTTTCGGAATCGAACACCGGGCGCCACACCGGGCGGGCGGACATCTTGGCCGTGCCAAATTCAAGAAATTTGCCCCAGAACGCATGACCGGGGCCGATCGAGAACTCAAAATATCCCGCGCTATTTGCCTTTTCGCGGGGGCGCTTGTTGAGTGCGCTGACCTTCACATTGTCGCGCAGGTGGCCATAATTCATCACCACCACATCGCCGCGCTTGTTGCGGCGCAGCTTCGGCGTTCCGGGCCCAAGCGGCAGCGCGGCGGCAATCCGGTCCTTCAGATAGGTGGCTCCGGCGCGCGCCGCCCGGTTGCCAGTCTTGATCACCACCTCGTCGGAAAGCGCGCGCAGAGCGGCCTGCAGTTCTTCCCATCCCTCCACCGACATGGAGGTGCCATTGGCCGACATGGCCGGTTCAGACTGGCTTGCTTGCCGAGGCGGTGTTACCCGGGTTTGCGCGGCGGACTTTCGCCACCGGCTCAACCAGCTGCTGATCGATCAGCACATGGGCCTCCACATCGGGCACCTCGTATTCGTCGCCGGGGTTCTTGGCGATCTTGGCTCCATAGGCGTTGTGGTGGGCAATCATGGTCTTGACCTTCATGGCTTCAGCCTTCCGGGTTGGGTATGGAAATGCAGGCAAACACCAGTTCGGTGCGCCGTTCGGGCTCGCTAGTGCCAATCACTTCATAGGTCTGCCCATCCACCAGCAGCCGGTCCCTGACCGTCACCGCCGCGCCCGCCGGGGTCCACCGGGCGCGAAACGCGGTTTCTATCTGGGCGGCGCTCTGCCCGGCCTTCCAGGCTTCGACCGGGCGCTGCGAAAGCTGTTGCACCGCGAATTTCGGGGTGGTCGCGGTATAGCTGACCACCGGCTGATTGAGCGCATCGCGCGCCGACGAACTCCACGCCAGCCGCTGGGCCAGCCTGTCCAGCTTTCCGGTACGCATCAGATCAGCGGGGCCATCCGGTGCGGCTGCACCAGCGCATCCCAGCCCAGCTGCACCGCACTGGAAATGGTGCCTACCACCACCGCCTCGCGGTTTTCAAACCAGTGGCCGATCAGCAGTTTCATCGCGTGGACCAGATCGGCGGGCACCGCCGCCGCGCTGGTCCAGCCGGCCGTCCAGGTGATCTTCACCGCGCCGGGGTGGCGCAGCACCGCGGGCCAGTTCGTGTTCGGGGCGGGCAGCACCATCGCCGGGGCAGACACGGCATCCACCCCATAGCTCGCCGGATCAAGCGTCTGGCTGGCCCCCGCGCTGTCGATATAGACGATCGAATCCACCGCCGCGCCAGCCCCGCCGCCCAGCCACACAGCCGGGCGCAGCACCGGCTGCAGCGGAAAGCTGTCCATCTCGGTGCGCAGGGTCTGGCGCATCACCGGATAGCCCAGATCGGTTTCCAGCTTGGCCCGCGCCGCGGCGATCAGCAGGTCGATCTGGTCATCCTGCCAGGTATCGGCGGTTTCGATCCGCAGGTGCAGCTTGGCATCGGCCAGGCTGATCGGCTCCACCGTTGCGGCCACGGTCACAACCGTGCCCTGGCGCCAGGGTGAAAGCGCGGTGGTGGTGTTCATGGCCGCCGGCCTCCACTTTCACATCGGAAAAAAGGGGCAGGGCGGCATTGCGCCGCCCCGCCAGGGGAGGAAGCATTATTTCGTGGGCGCAGTGGGGCTCTGGCCGGAAATGCTGATCAGCGCGCTGGCCATCCGCCCGGCGGCGCTTTCGCCGATCGCCAGGATGGTGGCCTGCACGGGTTCCGCGCCGGGGGCGGAAAAGCTGATGGTGTCGCCCACAATCGGCAGCTCGGCCCGGCGCTGGCGCAGGAACCAGGCCAGCGTGGTCTTGCCGGGACGTTCCACCACGGCGCCCGGCGGTGTGCCCATGGCGCTGGGATGATCGACCACCACCCGGCGGCCGTTTTCGACCTGGGCGGTCATAGCTGCTTCACCGTCACTTCAAAGGTGCGCTGGCGGGTGCGCGCCGGGCTCGCGTTGGTAATGATCGTTGCCTCGATCCCCAGCGCGATCCCATCGACAAATGCGGCATTGTTCACCTCGGCCGGATTGACCTGCAACCAGGCGCGGATCACCGTGTTGGCGCTGGTCAGCGCCGGATCATAGGGCGAACCGGATTTGATCTGCAGCCCGTGCGCCGCCGCCTCGGCGGTGGTGGCCAGGGTAAAGCTGGCGATGGTTTCCCCGGCTTCCAGCACCGGCTTGGCGGCGCTGGCGAAATCCAGATCGAAGTCGAGGATTTCCGAAGGGTCCATTTCGGCTTCGATCGCGATAGCCATATCAAACCCCCAAACCCACGCGCGAACCGCCGATGGCAAAGCCTGTGCTTATCCCGCCGGTTGCCTTTCCGGTGCGAACCCCTCCAGCCGCGATCCCCCGCCGTGTTTCCGGCGATCGCGCCCAGACCACTGCCGCGCCGCTCAGGCTGACCGGGCCGACCGTTCTGGTCAGCGCCCCGGCGATCGAGGAAGCCCCCGCCGCCGATGAACTGACCGGGCCCAGCGTCACGCCCACCACGCCGCTGGCCAGGGCGCTGGCCCGCGCCGCGGCAATCACCCCGCCCAGCGTGATCGCGCTGGCGCCGTGCACCGGGGCGATCGCGGCGGCGGTGCTGGTCAATGGCGCCAGGGTGATCCCGGCAATCGCCGCCGCCAGTGCCTTGGCGGCGCTGCTGGATGTCAGCGCGGCCAGGGTCTTACCCACGGTGCCATGAACGATGGCCTCGCGGATACGCAGGATCAGCGCGCCGCCCCTGGCATCGGTGGTGGTGCCGCCCGCCGTCGCGGTGCTGACCGGGGCTGCGCTGGCCGCACCGGACGCTGCCTTGTTGCCGCAGATCGATCCGTTGACGTGATTGCCAACCGGAACCGAAAGCGATGTGGTCGATCCCAGCGATGATCCGAATGTCACCCCTGTGGCGGAAACGGCCGGGGAACTGATCGTGGCCGCGGTGGATGCCACCACCTGGAAGGCCAGCACCACATCATCGACGGAAATGCCGGGATTGGCGGCGCCCGCAAACGAAAGGCTGACATCGCCGCTGCTATCCTCGCCGCTGGTATAGGCCAGGTCGAACACCCCGGCGGCGCTGGCCAGGCGCATCTGGATTGCCCAGGCGGCGCTGCTATCCGAAACCGTGACCGCCTGAGCGGCGTTGGTGGTTACATCCTTCTTGAAAACATAACAATTGACGTTGCCCTGGTCGGTGCCTGTGGTGGCACCATAACCGCCCTTGCCGGTGAAGCTGGCGATCAGAGTCCACCCGGTCGGGGTGGTAACCCCGCCGCCGTTGGCGGTTGCCGGTTTTTGCCCGACGATCAGCAGCTGAAGATCGGTGGAATTCCCCGATCCCGCCACCCCCGTGGTGTTGATGTTGCCGTTGCCAGATCGGCTGTTCGCCGTGCCGAGATAGAGCGAACCCAGCGCCATTGCCAGCCGCCCGTCAGGCGTTCGCTTCGTTAAGCTGGAAGCTGGTTACCTGAAACTGCTGGCCCGCGGCCAGAACGGTGTTGTCAAGCTCCATATCCCCGCCGCCGCCGGTGGCGGTGATCGTGCCCTGCATGTGGCAGGTGGAGCCGCCGCTGTCATAGACGCGGAAGTGCCCGGCTGTGCCGGCGGCATCGGCAGAGCTATCCTGCCAGGTGCCGGACATGGATTTTTGCCCGCTCGAGGCGGCGGCCATCCAGTCACTTGGCAGCGAAAGCGTGGCCACCACCGTGCCGCTGTCAGCCGTGCCGCAGTTGGTGGGCGGGGCGCCGGTGCGGATCTTCATGATCGCGGATGTGCCGATAGTCGATTCGATCTGATCAAGCCGCGCATTGCGCACGGATGTGGAAAGCTGAATGCCCATCGATCAGACTCCGCGCGAGGGGAAAGGGGCAAGCCGGGCCGCCGACACAGCGGCGGCCCGGCCCGCGTGCAGTGCAGGGATCAGGCCTGGGCCGCCACCGGCTCCACGTTCGGCTCGCCCAGCAGGGCAATCGCCGCCAGCGGGGTGCCGGTGCCGTGGGTGCCGCTGAAGTCGGCCAGCAGCTTGAGGTAGCGCTTGCCGCCCACGTAGCCAAACCGATAACTGGCCGCGGCCGCATGGGCAGCCACCAGCGATTTGATGATCCCGCTCGAAATGCCGGAAACACCCAGCATGTCGGCATCGGCAACAGGGGTATAGGTGCTGCCGTCATCGGAATGGGTCAGCACGAATTCCACCTTGTTCGTTCCCGAAAAGGTGATGCCGCCAACGCCGATGGCCAGCAGGATTTCCACCGCGTCATAACCCTGGCGGTCGATCGCCACGGGGGTGCTGTCGGCGGCATAGGTTGCATTCGCCAGCAGCGTGGCGGCGAACAGGCAGGAATGAATGTCACGCATGGTCTTGATCCTCGAAAGGGGAAGGGGAAAGGGGTCTGGCCCGCCACACCGCGCGGCGGGCCATATCCCGGGGGCAGATCACCCGATCAGGTGCTGCACTTCAGCAGCTTGATCGCCTCGAAGTTGGCAACACCGCCGCCCACGCGCTTGGTCGTGTAGAACTGCACGTAGGGCTTGTTGGTGAAGGGGTCGCGCAGCACCCGGGTGCCGACGCGGTCCGCGATCAGGTAGCCGCGCTGGAAATCGCCGAAGGCCAGCGGGAAGGCATTGGCGCCCACCGAAGGCATGTTTTCGTCGGTTACCACCGGCTTGCCCAGGATGGTCTGCGGATTGTCCACGGTCGGCGGCGCCCAGATCAGGTTGCCGGTCGAATCCTTGAACTTGCGCATGGCGGTGATCGTCGCATCGTTCGACACGAAAGTGCCATTGTTGCGATAGCCCGGGCCCAGCGCCCCGAACAGGTCCATCACGTTGTCGATCGGGTTGGAGGAGGCAAAATCCGCCGCAGCGCCGGTCTTGACAAAGCCGATCGAACCCCAGGCATAGCTGGAATTGACCACGGTGCCATAAGACAGGAAACCGCGCGGGCGCTTGACCCCATCGCCGGAAACGAAGGCCGCGCCTTCCATTTCGGCAAAGGTTATCGCCACCTCGTCGGCCAGCCACTGCTCGATATTCAGCGAAGCATCGTCCAGCAGGGACTGGGTGATGCCGGGGTTGGCATAAAGCTCCATCGCCGGAACATCGATCTGGGCCAGCGTCGGGGTGCTGGTTGCGCTGCGCGAATCGCGCTCGGCCACCCAGCCGCCGTTGGCCCCGCCCTGGCTGACCAGGGTCGAATATTCGGCGCTGTTCATGGTGACCACGCGGGCAATCCCGCGCACCGCCGAAACGGTGGAAAGCACGCGGGAAATGGTGCTATCCATTTCCTCGGGCACCACAAAACCGCCGGACGGGTTGTTGTCGCTCGAAAGCGCCGCCTTCACCGCCAGATCGCGCAGACTCGCTTCGGCTTCGCCGCGGCGAAACCAGGTGTTGAAGGCCGCGCCATATTCGCGCGCCTCGGGCGATTGCTGGCGCCCGCCAACCGCGCTGGCCGCCACCCGCGCCTGCAGGGTTTCAACGGTCGCGGTCAGTTCGCTGACCGAGGCGTTGATGCGATCGACGTGTTCGTTGGTGACCACATCCTCGCGGCCAGCCTCGAGGCCGGCAAGGCGCTGATCGTTCTGTTCGCGAAAGGCCGCGAACGTGCGCTGCAGCTCAGCCAGGGTGTCATTCAGGTTGGGTTCGGCGCGGGCGGCGATGATGCCGCGAACGCGCGGGGCGGCGACAAGCGCCGACGATGCCGCAAGCGCGGCAATCTTGGTCATGCTCATGGTGATTGTCCTTACTTCAGGGTTTCGATCAGGGCCCGAAGGCCGGTCAGGGTGCCTGCATCGCGCGCGGCGTTGGTGGTGGTGCCTGCATCGCGCGGGGCACCTCCAAGGGCGGCGATCATGTTCTTGCGATCGCCACGGGAAAATCCGGCCTTGGCCAGCGCCGCCTCGGTCTGGCGGCGCGCCATCAGCGCGGGGTCATGTTTTGCCGCAGCGCTGGCGGCGGCGCTGGCGGCTGCCTCGCCATCGGCAAAGCCGCGCTTGATCGCATCGCTGGCCGACATGAAGGTTTCGGCATCCATCAGCTTGACGATCTCGCCCCGCGCCACTCCGGTGCGCGCCTCATAGATATCGGCCAGCGCGCCATCGAAACTGTCGAATATATCGGCACTGGCGCGCATGTCGGCCTTGTTGCCGACCACCACCCCCCAGGCGTTGTGGATCATCATGAACGATCCGGGCGCCATGTTGATGGTATCCCCGGCCATTGCGATGATGCTGGCCGCGCTGGCCGCCAGACCCATCACGTTGACCGTCACCCGGCCCTTGTGCTGGGCCAGCATGTTATACATGGCGATGCCCTCGAACATGTCGCCGCCCGGCGAATTGATGTCCACCGTCACATCGCGGTCACCGATATTGCGCAGCGCCGCCGCCATCCGCTTGTCGGTAAAGCCCCCTCCGGTCCACCAATCCTCGCCGATCACGTCATAGATCGTGATCGTCGCATCGTCGCCGCTGGCCGCCGCCGCCGGGGCATCGACCCACCGCGCCAGCACATCCGAAGGGGCATCCCACTGAAAGTTCTTCGGCCGCGCCGGGGCGGTGGCCAGGGGCAGATCACGGATTGACATTGGCTTGGGTTCCTTCCTTCCACGCGGGTTCCGTTCCGATCCCGCCGGGCAGGGGGTTCATGTCCATCTTTTCGCGCACTTCGTCGGGGGTCATGAACCCGCCGGCACCGGGTCCGCCCAGCGCCTTTGAGAAGAATTCGGCCTGTTCCTTCAGCGATCCGCGCAGCAAAGCCGCTTCGTTGAACTTGGCGTAAAGCGATGCCCGCTCGGCCTCGGTCAGCAGGGCGTGGGCAATCGCCTCTTCCCAGCAGACAAACCACGGCATCAGGCAATAGGTGACAAAGAACAGCCCCAGCGCCTCGATCCCGCTGCCCCAGCTGGTTTCGTCGAACATCAGCAACGGGCGCGGCACGCCGGTGAAGCGGGAAATTTCCTCGGCCTGGTACTTTCTGTGCATTAACCCTTCGGCATCGCGGCTGTTTACCGGCAACGGCTTGGCCTCAAGCCCTTCCTCGGCAACAAGCCAGCGCCCGGCGTTATGGCTTCCCTGGAACTGTTCGGAAAATTGCTGCTTCAGTTTGTCGCGCGTTTCCGGCTTCAGCACCTTGCTGGTGCTCAGAACCCCGCCCGGGCTGGCCCCGTTGCGCAGGAACGATGCCGCCGCCTCTTCGGTAATCTCCGCCAGCCCCAGCGCGTCGGCGGCCAGGGTTAGCAGGCCAATCCCGCTGATCCCGTCGCTCGACCACGGCGAACGCAGGTGCATCACCTCATCGGCAGAAAAGTACCGCACCGCGCCCCGGTTCGGGGTGTAACGGTAGCGGGGCTGAAAAGCATCATCCACAACCAGCTCGATCCGGTCAGGGTCAAGCGGCCACAGCGCCTGGATGCGGTTTACTCCCGGCACCTTGTAGGCGTAGGCATTGCCCTTCAGCAGCGCCCGGCCCTGCATATAGCTCTTGAACTGGAACGGCGTTTGCGCATCGTTCGGCTTGATCCGCATCAGCCGGTGAACTGGGTGGTTTTCGGCCTTTTCGATCAATCCGGCGGCGGTGTGGCGCATCAGGTTAAACGGCAACATCCCGATCGCCGACGATATCAGCACCGCAGCCCGGTTCAGTGTTGAATTGCGCATCGCCGTGCGCTCGCAGATCACCCGGCCGGATTTGCCGGAAATGTCTCCGCGCATGAACTCGGCCAGCTGGTCAGTGGTCAGAATCGCCGGGGTGGCAAGCTGTGTTGCCGCCATCGGGACCCCGCCGCCTGGGTGGCCTTCCCCCGGGCCACCCAGGCCCAGCATGTATTTGATCCCGTCGCGCCAGGCCATCACAGGATAACCAGATCCCGGCTTTCATAGATCGACGGCCCGCCAGCCTCATCCGGCGGGGTGATCAGCGGGACAACTGCGTTGATCATCGCGTCTACCCCGTCGATCTTTTGCCGGCTTCCACCCTTGGGCTTCTTCGGCAACATTGATCCATTCACCCGGTGTTCCACCACCGCGTTACCAGCCATCCAGTTCAACACCGGATTGTCATCGTGGCGCAGCAAGGGTGCCCGCGCGCGCACCCTGGCCTCGATTTCCTTGGCCGGAGGCGTTACGTTGGCGGCGGTCTTGGCCATGATAAACGCGATCGGCTCATCAACCGATGCCAGTTCCTCGTTCAGCGCGGATGCCACGATCTGGCTGCCCCACTGGTCGAACGTGATGCGCCGCGCGCCAAGCGCACGCACAAGCCGCGCCGCCTTGCGCTTGACCACCGCCTGGTCGATCATGTCGCCGGGCGTCACGATCAGTTTTCCGGCCGCTCGCCATCGGCGATAAAGCGCCACATTCTCACGATCGGCCTGGCTGGTGCGTTCCAGCGCGGCCTCTGGCAGGAAGTGCCACGATTTGATCAGCAGAGAATCATCGCCATCGATCGCCGCCAGCACCAGCGACGTGATATCGTCCTTGTCCGAAAGGTCGGCGCCGATGGTGCAGTCAAGACCCCTGAAGTCGCGTAAACGCAACCGCTTGTCGGCCTTTTCCTGCCATTTCTTCATGTTCAGCCAGGCCTGGGCCGCGCCCAGCCAGATGTTCATGCGCTTGGTTTTGAAATCACCCTCATTGCCCTCGCGCGCCTCGATCGCCGCCTTGCTCAGCTCTTCGCGCAGCACCTGCGAATCCGGCGATGAAAGCAGCGGGTTGGCCTTGATCCAGCACCCATCGCTATAGGGATCATCATCCTGCTTGCGTGCCGGACTGTAATCGCCACCCCGATCAAGCGTAAATATCACCGCAAAGAAGTGATCGGCCTGGACCTCGCCGGTCAGTATCTTCACCGCCAGGCTGCGCTGCTCATAGCAAACCCCGTGCAGGTTGAACCCTGCCGTGGTGATCGCGAACATCAATGGATTGCGGCGGGCACCAAAGGCCGAACGCATAACATCCCAGAGCCCGCGATCCTCGTGCGCGTGCAGTTCGTCCATCGTCACCAGGTGCGGGTTGTGCCCGTCCTGGGTTTTCGATTTCGCGTGGATCGGCTGCATGTAACCGCCGTTGTCCGCGCAGGTGATCGACTTTGCCCAGGGGACAAGCCCGAAGGCTTCCTGTATCTCAGGCAGTTTTTCCACCATCCGCTTGGCGGGGTGAAACACCTTCTTGGCCTGGTCGAATGTGGTGGCCGCGGTCAGAACCTGCGGACCAGGCTCCCCCTCGCAGCACAGGCAATAAAGAGAAACCCCGGCTGTCAGCGTCGATTTAGCATTCTTGCGCGCCACCTCGAGATAGGTAACGCTGAAACGGCGCACCCGTTCATCGTCCTTGCGGCGCCATCCGAACACGCAAACCAGAATGAATATCTGGAACGGCTCAAGGTCGATCGTCGGGTTGGTCCATACCCCTTCGATGTGCGGCAGCTTTTCAATGAAGTCGCACACATCATTGGCGTGCCATTCCGAAAATCTGAACGGCCAGTCCCGCCGGCGTTGCCGCTTCAGGTCATCCAGCTGGCGCTGCGCTGCCAGGCGAACCCATCGGCAATGCTGGCGCTGGCGCCGGTCGGCCACGGCCGCGCGGGCATATTCGTGGGCGATCGCGACATAATCACGCGATGTTGCGGTTGCCGTTGCCTGCAAAGGGGTTCCCCTTTGCCCCCGATTTCACCGTTGGTAGCTTGATCCTGGTCTTGGCCCCGGCCAGCCCCAGCCCTTCCAGCCTGGTGCGCAGCTCGACGGCCATGGTAATCGGCGGTGCGTCAACGCCCTCGACGCCATCCTGATAGGACTTCGTGCGCAACTCGAAGTCGGCCATCAGCGAGATGGTGTGATTGATATAGGCGCTATCGCACCGCCGAGCCCCCGCCGCGATGATAGCTTCGATTTCCCGCTCCCATACAGTGCGGGCAACATCGGAAAGATATGGTGCCATTTCCGGCACATCGTCTGGCGCGCGCATCTGTTCGCGCAGCGCCTCAGCCGATGGTTTCATGGTCCCGCGCGCGATCTTCGCTGCGGTAGTGTCCGGTTTCCTGCCGCGCTGGGCCATGCAAAATCCCTTTCGGCCCCCTGAAACAGTAATATTATTCCAAAATCCTATTGGACGTCGAAATCTTAATTCAAACCCGCAAAAAAAGACT